AGCAAATTTAAGCACTTTAAGCATGAATATATCTTATATAAACGACAAGATAGGTGAAATTACAGACACTTATATAGACAGTACTTTATTTGGTGTTATTTCTAAAGACAATATGTACAACTATACGTCAAGTTTAGTCTATCCTACCAGCACAACAGTAGTAACATTAGTCAATAACTCTTACGTTGAAGTTATTCCAGTTAATACCATTACACATCCATTTAGTATCACTGGAGCATTTACGGGATTAATGACGAGTGCTGTCGGTTGGTATAGTTTTATTATTGCCAAAGGCAGTGCTAGCTCTGAAATAGATATAGCAACTACTGCTGATTATAATACTAGTGATTATGAAATAAACGCATATAAAAATATCACAACCCCTATATTACCAGCCAACACCAGAGTATCCGTAAAACTTATAGGAGCTGATACCACTTCCTATATAAAGTTAGCTTATCAGGAGTATATATAATGGTAGAGAATAACGATATATACGCGAAAGTGGTAAGAACAAATAAAAATTTAACTGATTTAATAAATACTAATTTAAGTACTCTGACTATAAGTATATCAGCTTTAGCGTCTAGTGCCAGTTTACTAGGAATAGATATCGGACTTATAGACGATAAAATAGGTGAAGATACAGATGTTTATACAGATGAAACTATATTTGGCCAATTAGATAAAGAAAATATAAATAATTATACATCTTCTTTTATTTATCCTACGGGAACTACAGGAACAACGTTAGCAACAGGTTCTTACGTTGAAGTTATTCCAGCTAACACTATAACAAATCCATTTAGTATAGTGGGTTTAATAGCTGGAGATATGTTAACACCTGGAGGATGGAGATCTTTAGAAATAGCTAAGGGTGGAGCTGGAGCTGAGGTTAATATAGCTACTACGGCTACTTATATAACAACATATTCTTTTTCTGTTGGTACATCTATTAGTGGTAATCCCGTAAGTGGCTATACTCTTAATATGTCCACTGTTTCTTTATATTTTAACAAAGCTGGATATTTACCAGTCACCACACCTATTTTACCAGCTAATACTAGAGTATCTGCAAGATTAACAGGTAGTGCCACAGCTACCATTAAATTAGTTTATCAAGAATATATTTAAAAAGGAGAGAAATATGTCTATTCAAGATGCAATCGAAACACAGGACAAAGATGTCGATTCTACAGAGTTTTTTAATGATGTAATTAAATCGTATTCAGACAATGAACCTGAAAAAGAAAATCCAAAAGAAAAAGAAATGGATAAAGAAGAAGTAGTAGAAGAAGAATTAGAGGAAACACTAGAAGAAAAAGAAGATACTAGTGAGAAAAAAGAAGAAGAGTCAACAGAAAAAAATAAAAAAATAGATTCAAATATTCTAGGTAAAACACCAGAAGAGATTGACGAACTAATAGATAAACGCACACAAGAGGCTGTCCAAAAACATGAAGTAAGCCTAAGGGAACTTCATGAAGCTCAAACAAACGAAGTGACAGCAAAGTCATGTATGCAACAATTAGAGCAGACTTATAGCCAATATGAACAATCTATACCCCAAATAGAAAATATGCTTGAGGATGGACAGATAACCACTCAACAATACAAACAAGCAATCAACCAAGCAGTTGTAGAAATGCAACAGCTCAGAAATAAATATGCTCAATTACAACAATATACACAACAGACAAATAAACCTAAGATTAAGCATACAAATGATATGTTTTATCAAAAATTACAAACGGAATCACCAGATTATAAAGATTCTATAGTTCAAAAATATGCGACAAATCTCAAGGAAAAAGTTTATGATGTCGGTGGCATCGATATGGCTCAAGGCGGATTTAAAGATTATGTAAGGGATTTCTTAGTACCTGCCATAAAAGAAGGCGAAAATAGAGGCTACCAAAAAGCTAAGAACGAAATCCAAAAACAAAATGCTAAGGCAAAAGCTAAGTCAGTTGTACAAGATGGCGATAGTAGACAAACAGATAATTCGGCTATTCGTACCGCAGATGACATTCTCAACGCATCAAAAGATGCTTTATTAAGTTACGTATTGGATTAACAGGAGAGCATAAAAAATGGCTAAATACGATCAATTAATTAGGAAGGTTCTAAATGAAACAGTAGAACCCTTGTTGGAAAGGAAACTTATATTAGAAGACCTTGCCACAACAGAATTTGAAGGTGAAATAACAGGCAAACAAGGTGGAGATACTGTTACCGTAGTATACGGTGCTGACGTAGCCTTGAGAACATATACAGTAAATGCACAATTAACATACGACCAACCTGCACCAACTACACACGAAATTAGAGTAGACACTGGAAAATACTTCGTTTATAAATTGGATTCCTTTGAAGAAAGACAAATGGGAACAACTAGAGCTGGTGCTGTCATGAAAGATTTAGCTCATCGAGCAGCATACCAATTCTCTAAATCAATTGAAGATGATATCGCAGGACTTTATACATCCGCTGGTTTAGTTATTGATAATTCAGGTCATTACACAAATGGTGGAGCTGATATTTCTAATGCTAGTGCTTTGAGTTTAACCTCTAGTAATACATTTGAATTTATGAATGATATGAGTGTTCTTTTTGACGAAAGTGACATCCAGCCAGAAAATAGATTCGCAGTGTTGCCACCGTGGATGTGCGGTAAATTAAGACTCGATGATAGAAATGTGTATACAGAAAAAATGGTAGATCAACAGAATACAGCTAAAATCAAATACCCAGTATGTGGTTTTGAAGTATTTAAATGCAATTCTATTAAATCAAGTTCTACTACTTATTACCCATTATTTGGTGTTAAGAAAAAATCTTTTGCAGTTGTAAGACAAATTAACCCAACCGCTCAGGACGCAAGCAGACCAGACCGTTTTGAATCTGCAACAAAAATGGCCTTACTATATGGTGTAGATTGTCACCGTTCAGATATGCTCGGTGTAGGCGTAGTAAGTAAAGGTTCAGAATAATTAACATATAGACTGAATAATTAATAAAGGAGACATAAACAAATGACTAGGACAGCGGATACAGTCAATTATATTGACAATAGTAACGGATATATATCATTATCTAGTAATGTTGTAACTATTGACTCAACTTTAGTTACAAATGGTGTAGCAGTTACAGATGCTAACGAGGTACAAAATAATACTTTATTTTTGTACGTAAAGAATACTTATGCAGGAGCAAAAATATTATATATAAGACCTGGTTCTAAACTTTCAGGGAGAACAGCTAGCGCACAACCTAATGCCCTACAAGGTGGAGTATCTTTTTCAATGGCGCAAGATGCCGAATATATAATTCCTATTAATGACTTATCAAGATTCCTACAGTCAGGAGTTCAGGATTACGATGGTGGTACAAGCGGAACTTATGAAGGTTCATTATTCATTGATTTCCAATCAGGATTCACTGGACTTATAGCTCCGTTCTCATATAGAACAGCATTTACAGCGTAGCAGTAGCGAGGGGAGATATTATTCTCCCCTCTTCTTAAATTATTAAATAAAAGGAGATAAATATGTCAGCTTTAAGGCAATTACCAAGTATGAGGTTAAAAAATCTTCAAACTAATAACATCTTTGAACTTACCGATAGAGAACAAATTGGAAAATGTCTAAGACAATCTTTTAATTCTCAAGTATTTTGTTCAAGATGGATAGATGGCAAAATGGAAGAAAACTATCTTATTAGACCGATGCCTCGCTTTAAAATATTAAGTTGCGATGTAGAATTAGAAGATTTAGTTCCAAGAGAAGAAGCAACTATTAGTATTAGAAAAAAATTAACAGGTGAAGAAGTTATTAAGACTGAAACACTTGAAGATTTAAAGAAATTTTGTTTTGAAAAAGGTATTCATCATAACCCAAATATAGGGTATTCTAAATTGAAGGAAAAAGTAGACAAATGGAAAGAAGACGAGGGAAGTCTTAGTGCTTCAAGTTCCAAAGTTACTAAATCTGAATAAATATTTCGTTAACAATGGGAGGACTGTAATAATTATATGGTTCTCTCATCTTTTTATAATAAAGGTATAACATGAATTATTTAGAATCAATTAATAGAGCAGAACGCATACTAGGTAGATCGGTAACATCTTCGTTTGATGATTTGACTAATGAATTTCAACTTAATATAAAATCGTTAGTTAATCAGGTAAATAAAGATATACTGTTGGCCTTTACATACCCATGTAGAGAACGCACAACCACATTGTCCGTAAGCGCAGAAACTGCAGAAAAGTATTCATCAGTAACTAATTCCATAACTGGAGAAATTAGTTGTATTTATGATACTACCGATGAGATTACATATACTTATAATCCTGAAAAAACAGATTTTATATTAGGACTTGCGAATAGTTATGATTATGGGTTTAGAAACAATAAGATTCTATTTGATGCTAATGATACCGCGAGGACTTTATCTATAGAATATTATACTAATAAACTTGCTCTTGATAATACGACTTATGAAGATTTTGTAGAAGGTACTACAACACAAAAAGACGAACTAACTTCTAGCACCGATTATTCAATACTGCCAAGTTTTCTACATGAACCAATTTTAGTATATGGAACTTGTTATTATTTTGAATTAGAAAAAAACCAATCCGTCAAAATGGCAACATTTAAAATGCAATTCGACAATGGTGTAAAGCAATTAAATGCACATAATAGATCAGAAGATCAAGGATACCAATTTATAATGGGAAATCTTGACCATAGTGTAAAACGAAGTGCCGTCTAAAATAAATGGTTCAAAGGCGACAATCCGTTTTTCCATAAATTTATTCTTTTATTGTCTTTTTCCCATTCATCAAATTTAATACCTGATTTTACATAATCGTTTGCACATAATTTACATAGTAAAGCTTTATGGATAAACTTCCAGCCTTTAGTATCCAATATACCTACATCTTTACAATTTTTACATCTTATCATACTGTTACCTCCGAGATAAAAGTATAACACAAAAGGATTATTTTACACAATGCCTGATTTTGAATTTGACAACCTTGCAGCTGGATTAAATTATAGAGATACAGATGTGGCATTAGGGAAAAATCAAAATATATACTGGAAAGAATCAGCAAATGTAAAACCATTTCAAGGAATTGGACTAGAAAAATGTAAAGGTAATACATTAATTGCCGATCATGGTACAGAAATTGTTTCTGCTGGTAATTATTCTTTAGGTAATGATGAATATATAATGTTCGCAGATTCTAGTGGGGGTGTATATGAATATGACACAACAGCTAGTTCTACAAGTTCAGTGTTGGTAACAGAATTGGATGGAGACGCAAGAGGGGCATGGGTGACCTATGGTCAAGGTATTATTTATAGTAATGGGGTTGATGAACCTTTTATTTACTTTAGGGATAGGTCAACAACCGTAACAGGTACAGTGGCGGTAACTATTTCAAGCAAAAATGTAACAGGGACGAACACTGTTTTTGAATCACAACTTCAAATTGGGGATTCAATAACCATAAATAGTGAAAAGCATATTATAGCTACTATTGTTGATGATACACATCTAACTACACGTACAAACTTTGCAGCTACAGCGAGCGGTAAGACTGTAATCCGTAATAAAATAACTTACCTTATAGCAGTTGGAAGAGATGGAACTATATTAAGAAGTACGGCAATAGCTACATATAAAGGTAGAGTATATATAGCACAAGATGGAGGTATTTTTTATACAGCGTTAGGTACGTATACTGATTGGTTAACAGTAGACGATGCAGGATATAATAAAAACTTCTTTAATGACTCTTCCACAATACAAGCTTTAAGTCTATTTGGAGATTTTTTAGCAATACACAGAAAAGGTCAAATAATTCTTTTGCAAGATATCGAGGGGACTCCTGAAAATTTCATTTATGCTGTAGCAACCAACAGAGGTAGTAGTAGTCAATTTGGAGCTATTACAATACAAAACGAACACATATTTTTTGATTCTGGCATATTCCCACTAGGTAAATCTGGCGCAGTAGATCAAACAATGCTACAAGATGAATTAACTGTTAATATAAATAATACCTTTTTAGGCTTCTTGAATGGTTCACTTGATACATCGAGAGCAGACGAAGTAACTCTTTTGCATTACAGGGATCAGAGAGAACTCTGGTGTTATTTCCCATTAGATGATGTCTCGTATTTTCAATATGTTTACGTATATGATTACCAACGAGGAGCATGGCATAAAAGAGTTTCACCACAGGAAATAACTTGCGCTATAGAACATAAAAACTTCATATATTCATTTGATACTGGTGGAAAGATTTACAAAGAAGATATAGGGTCTACATGGAATGAAGTTGATATAGATTTTTATGTACAAACGGCATATCTTAATTTCGGTGAAGCTCATAAACAAAAAGACGTAGATGAAATTAAAATAATACTTGATACAAAAGTTAATAACAATTTTTATTATAAGTATTTCTTTGATTATGATAATTATAACACTTCACCCACGCAATATATAAATATTACAGGAGATAACGCTTCTCTAATATGGTCGGATGATTCAGGGAGTATAACATCAACAGAATGGGCAAACGACGCTGGTACTTCTGGGAACAATTGGGCGCAAACTGTTTTAACATCATCGTATCTTGATAGATATAATGGCTTTATGGGAATATCAATCTATTTCTACGGAAGTGGAGAAACACAGGATTTAGGAATAATAGGCTTAAAATTCTTCGGAGTTCAATCTAATTCAGTATAAAGAAAGGTAGTTAAAGACTATGACCTTCGCATTAAATGAATATCAATTTGAAAATATATCCGCACAAAAAGGTGTAAATATCAAATATTTTCAAGATGTATTAAAACTCATTAATAAGCATAAAAATAATTTACTTGATGACTATTTGCCAAGTACCCCAGAAGGTGTTATAGAATTAATCGATAGTCTTTTCCCTTGGTTTTTTATAGTTCTTAAAAATGACAGATTCCTAGGTTTCTTTTATTGTCATAACTGGTATGGAAATAAAGATAAATTACATTCATGTTATTTAACAGCAGCTTCTACAAAAGAGGCTTATGGCAAAGATACGAGAAAGGCTTTAACTCTATTTTGTAATTATTTATATGACGCAATAGGCATTATCAAAATAAAAGCGGAAGTGTGTAAAAATAATAGACTTTGTATTAATATTCTCGAAAATACAAGATTTAAAAAAGAAGGGTATTTAAAGTCTAACACTATGATAAATAATCAATTACAGGATATGCTGGTTTATAGTAAGGTAAATCCCAGATATTTAAAAAATATTAATAATAAAAAAGAAGTTAATTGTGAATTAATATAGGTGTAAGAATGAAAAATTTTAATATTCTACCTTTTAGTGACGAATCATACAATCCGTTAATGAAAAGAGATGGTAAAGCATTTATGAGTTATTTCGGAGGTGGTGGCAGTAAAGTAGAAACTCCGGCAGCAGTATCTCCTACAGCTACATTAACCGAAGATGAGAAAGCACGTCAAACTCGTTACGGAAAAGATTTAGCACCATTTGAAGAACTTTATAATGCAACTCCAGAATATTATAAAACGTACGCAGAGGATATAAAAAACTTATATCCTGAAAGAAGAGAGCGAACAAGTTCCTTAGAAGATCAAATTTATAATATGCTTCCAAACGTAAATACTTTAAGTCCTGAATTTCAACAACAAACACAACAGAATTACGATATAAGAAAAGAACAAGGGCTTAAAAGCCTTAACGAATTATATAATCCATTAGAGCAAAAAATAACAGGTAGAGCATTTCAGAATTTTGGAGGATTAGAAAATTCAGCATATAACGACTTAGAGAACAAGTTAATGGAGCAAAGAGGTAGTACCGTCAATGATTTCATTAACCAACTACAGTTACAAAAACAACAAGAAGAAGCGACCCAGTTAGGTCTACAAGGTCAAAATCTACAAAATTTGATGTCAGGATATAATATGTACAATACAGGCACGCAGGAATATCCTGCCGCGTTAGGTAGTGCAGCAGAACTAGGCAAAGGCGGAACAGCTCTTTATAATGATTTAATAAATGCGATAAGCAACAAAGGTCTACAAGGGGCAATGTTACAAAATCAATTCAATTTAAGTAATTATCAAAATTTATTAGGACAACAACAACAACAGCAACAAAATAGAAACTCTATGATTGGAGCTGGAATATCAGGATTAGGAGCATTGATATAATGTTTAACCCATTATTAACACCAGCTAGACAACAAGATTTAGTTGATTTTGGTTCAATGGGTTTACCGTATAATTCAAGAGATTTCATAAATGATAAACCTATGGCGAGAAAACAAATACTTGACATATTAAAAAATATTTATCAAAAAGGATTAAACTTCTCATTATCTGGCGGTTATGGGGCTGGACATACGAGTCCGGAACATACCGCTTATGGTACAGCAATAGACATGGTTCCATCTGGAAATACCCAGTATGATGATTTAGTAAAGGCATTAAATTCATCAGGCTTAAAAACACTAGTACATGATGCTGGGAGTGGTAAACATATACATGCTCAACCAGGTCAATATTTATTGGATGAATACTCACAAAATAATTCACAACCAAAACAAGAGGCAAAAAAGAATATGAATTATATGAATGCAGCAATGCCCTTACAAATGAAAGAATTGTCTCTGGAATCACCCGATATGACTAATTTGAATAAATCTATATATACACCATTTACCAATTTTCCAACGCAGGCAACTCCTTCAATGCCTCAGCCCAATAATTATATGAATTTGGGTGCGCAACAGAAAAAAGAACCACGGGATATGACACCTTTACAACTGGCTCTTATACTAACAGGACAAACCATAGCTAATCAAGGAAAAGGTGCTGACTTTACTCCATTAACTAATTATCTTACACAGAAAAAATTGCTATCTACAAAACAAAAAGAGGAAGAATCTAAGGCTTACAAAGAAGGTATAGAAGCAACTAATTATATAGCAGCATTAAAACAGATGGGTATGAATATTCCAGAAGGTGTAACCGATCTTAAATCAGCACAAGAACTTGGTGAATTAAATTTTAAATTAAGAGAGGCCAAGTCAACAGAAGAATATAGAAATACATCATTGGCATTACAAGAAAAAGAGTTACAACATAAAATAAAGGGTGAAACAGGAGTTAAAAATATCTTTGCAGGTTCAAAAGACCCTGGCTTAATAATGATGAGTATACTAAATGACCCACAATCATTACAACAGTTATCACCTCAAACACAACAGGACATGAGAAGTTATCTAGACACTAAGATTAAAACACCTTCATCTATATTTGAACAAGAACAAGCTAAAAAACAGGGCGGTATTACTGGTCAAATGGAAGGTAGATATAATATAGGCGATGTAGAAGCATTAAAAGCACAAGCTTCCGCATCAGGAAAGATTCAAGGAGAAGTAGGTGGATCAAAAACAGTTGCAGATGTTGAAGCAGAAAAAGGCAGAGGCAAAAATTTAGCAGAATCCCAGCAAGCTTATTCTCTTATGACTTCTAAGATGCCGAGTCTTGAAAAGACGGTAACAGAATTAGATAAATTATCGAAAGCAGCAACGTATACAAAAGCAGGACGGTTTACTAATGAGTTCAAAAGACAATTAGGAATAGACGTAGGCGATGCAGGTGTGGCAAGGAAACAATATCAATCAATGGTAAATAACCAAATACTCCCATTGCTAAGACAGACTTTTGGTGCTCAATTCACAGAGAAGGAAGGTCAAACTTTAAGAGAAACTTTGGGAGATGTAAACGCATCACCAAGAGAAAAACAAGCCGTTTTAAAATCATTTATACAGCAAAAAAGAAGAGATATAGAAGACGCTGGAAGACAAATACAGACACAAGGTGGGAGACTTCCTTCTGTCCCCCAAGCACCTAAGTTAAATAATACAGGATGGGCATTCTAAATGGCTATAAATATTTCTCCAGAAGATACAAAGCTATTTGAAAATAATGGATATGATTACAGTAGTGTAAAATCTACTGTTGACCATTATCGGCAACAAGGTCTTTCTGATGATGAAATACAAGGCAAGATAGATATTCAATTACAGAATTTTAAACAAATGCCTACTGAAATGATCCCACCTTCTGATACACTAACTTTACAAGGTGGTGTCTCAAATACTCCTGATGAACAACCTCAAGAAACACTAGGACATAAAGTCGGTAACTTCGCTTTAAATGCTTTACCTGTTGCTGGAGCTATAGGAGGAGGTATACTAGGAGAAGGTGTTGCAAGTTTACCTTTTGCGGCAGGAGGTGCAGCACTTGGGGAATCTGCTAAACAAGGCATTAAAAATTTAATGGGTGAGCAAAAAGGTATTGATCCATTAAGTATAGCTAGAGAAGCAGGTACTGCATTATTGGGAGAAGGAATAGGTAAAGTAGGAGGATTGGCATACAAAGGTTTAGCTCCTGCATTTGGGAAAGCTTTAGCAGGAATACCCCAGGAATCATACAGGGGTATATTAAATGCAATAGAGCAAGGTAGAAACCCGTTTACTACGAGTTTGAAAAAAGCAGGACAAAGTGTAGGGAAGGAAGCTAAAAACTTAGCTAAACTCACAGAGATACCCTTGGATCAAGCTCAAAATATTTTAGAAGAAACTCTTAATAAATTTGGTGGTTCAAGAATTAACACGGTAAACTCAAAAACCCAAAAACTTCAAAAAGATATTAATACATTACTAGAGCAATCAGCCTGGGAAACAGGAACAGTTAATCTTCAAGATATATATAAAATAAAAAAAATGTTACAAGAAGGTTCTAATTATAACAAAATAGATAACAAAGAGATACAGAGATTTATAAAAAACCTTGCTACTAATTTTAATAAACCATTAAGAGAAGCTTCTCCAGCATACAGCAAGGCCAACCAAACTTATATTGACGCACTTTCAGCTCAACAGTTTAGAAAACCAGGTTATATAAGTGGTAATTTATTTAGTTTGCCAACTGAATTAACTGTAAAACAACCTATGTTTCATCAAATCCCACCTAATCTTTATAGGCTTTTAAGGGGTTCTGGAGTAGGTGGAGGAGCAGGTGCAGGAGTCGGTTCTTTATACAACAACGCACTAGGAGAATAAAATGACAAATTCTTATTGGAGTCCTACACCCGTTAATGGATATGGTTATGCGAGTTATAGTCCTAATCCAAGTCCTACTTATAATTATGATCGTACTTATGGTGCTAATGCTGGTGATACTTATTACTATAATCCAAGTTTTAACAATACATCTTCTACTCCTAATTATAATTCTAACAGCATCTCTCCAATGGGTTATGCTTCTTTTTCTCAATACGGTGGTTTAAATTCAGCAAGTCCATTATTTAATAATTTATCCTCAAACACTTCACTAGGTACTAATCCAGTATTAAACCAAATGTTAGCCGTACAAAAAGCCCAACAATCGAGTAGTCAACTTGGTGGTAATGTTAGTGATTACTTAATGAGTCCAACTAGTACAGCTAATATATTACAAGATTTTGGCGGTATGCCTATGATGTCTAAATATGGTGGTGATTGGCAAAACAAATTAGGGATACACAGCACTATTGATTCGACAAATGGAGGATTATCAGGCATAGCTAATGGCAGAGATATGGTTGGTAGTGCTGGTGATTCAGCCATGGCTGATATATATGGTAAAAATTGGGTAAATAATTTAGGTATAGACAGTGCCAAACAAATAGCTTCTGATGATGCTCTAATGGCCAGTAAGTATGGAAGTAAATTCACCAACCCTTTAGCTGGTATTAGTTTAGGAGATTATGGCTTTGGTGGACGTGGAGGTTTTGGAGACGTAGATATACCTAAAATTGATAGCACCCTCAGTAAAACACTTAGTAATAAAATGGCTCAGAATTATAAAACAACAGGTTTAGCTAGCAGCTTAAATAATAGTGATATCTATAACAACTCAAATAATGGTAACGGGATTAACAGTCATAAAACCAGTTCTATTTGGGATAAGATAGGCAGTATATCAGATGTTAATTCTCCATTAGGTAAAATAAACCAAGCTTTTAAAAGCCCCTCTGAATTATTAACAAGAGCAGGTACAGCCATGACAGGTGGTAACCCTTTTACATCTATGCAAGACATCAATAAAAGAATACAAAATCCAGACCTACTAGGTGCTGCCATGATGTCAATGGGAGCAACCGGAGGATTAGGCGAAGGAGGTAATTTCAATAAAGGCTTATCGACAGGTAGAGAAACTTCACTTGATGCCATACCGCACAGATTAGCTAAATCTCCAGAGAGTGTAACATCAGGGCAAATAGATAATTTCCTATCTGAATACGCTACCCCAGGAACGGGTAGAAATGCCTTTACGACATCTGCGGTTAAACACTTCTTGAACACGAACCCAACGACAGCAGATAAATTAAACTTTATGATGGAAAATTTCGTAACAAGAGGGAAATAAAATGGGTCAATTAAGCGCATATACAAATACATTTGCAGCAGGAACTAAAGCAAAGGCAACAGAAGTTAATACCAACTTTACCGAAATAAAAACAGTTCATAATGCTACAGATGCAGAATTACCAACCTATACTAACGGTAGTAGAGTAATAGTATCCAACAGTGGAAAAACTGCCATGGTAGAAGCTACAGCAACTACTACGGAAGTTAATTATTTAGCTGGTGTAACGTCTGCCGTCCAAACACAGTTTGATGCTATTTCAAGTTCTACTAATATTATCCTAGGAGATGGTACAGTAAAACCTACGGCTATACTTGAATATGCTTCTGATTTATCAGGTGATATGACAAGCGGAAGTAATGAAATACCTTCAATAAAGTGGATAGAAGACAATATAATCTTACCTCCTAAATATATCTACGGCTTATCACCATCTAATGGTACTGATAGCAACAACGATATTGATATATCATTAGGTGAATGCAAGGATGATACTGGTGTTTCAAGTATTACTCTATCTTCAGCTATAACAAAAAGACTTGATGCCACTTTTTCGGAAGGTACGGGTCAAGGAGGTTTAAATACAGGTAGTAAAGCAACTTCAACATGGTATGATCTTTATGCTATTTCTAAAGATAACGGGACGGCAGATGTGATGTTTTCGACTTATGCCGATAGAGAGACTCTACCAAATGGGTTCACTTATAAACGTTTTTTAGGTATGGCCGTCCTGACTGACTCAAGTGGAAATATTAGATTATTTAAAGCTTATCGGACGAATGATGGCACTTTGAATTATAAATGGTACTATTCTTCAGATACACAAGGGGAAACCGAATTAGATGTAGCAGTAGACGTTACTAAAACCAATTTAACCATAAAAGTCCCTACAGGTAGAATCTATGAACCAATGTTAACAGTTGATATAAATAATTCAAATGCAAATACTTTTTTAAGATTATATGATTTAAATACAAATAGTTATTTCGAAACAAACTCATCACCTCAAGGCAGTGACATTATATCTAACATATATAGCGACACAAGTTCACGGGTAGCTTATTTAGTTTCAGCATCTTACGGATGGGGTGCTGGTTCAGGGGCAAGAATCAGAAATTTAGGGTATAAATTAATAATTGAATAAATAACAGGAGTATAAAATGGCAAATAGAAAACAAATAGAAGAAGCTATCTATTTTATAGATGCACAGGAAAAAGAAGAAATAACAATAGGAAGTTCAGCTAGCACATTAACTTCTGCGGTGTATGGAACTTTAACAAGGGCTTTAATACAAGCCCAAGATGCTAATGTTAGATTTTGGACAACAGGAGATACTCCAACCACATCTAGTGGTTATATTTTGTACAAAGGAGATTTCTTGGAATTAAACAGTACTGCTGAATTGGCAAACTTTAAAGCGATAAGAGACGATAATACTAATGCTGTATTAGCGGTTAGTTATTTCAAAAAACCCGTATAAGGAGTAAATTATGAAACCATATGGCAAACGTGACCCTAATGCAATACATATAGATACGGCAGGAGAAATAAATCAAATTACCGAAAAAGAGACTCCCGCTGATGCAGATTGGATTATAATAGAAGATTCAGCGGATAACAACAACAAAAAGAAAATGCAGATAGGAAGTATCGTAACTACAGTAGTTACTGATGGCACATTGACTGGTACTGGTGTATTAGGTGATGTATTAAGTGTTAATGTAGGTTCAACTGCTGGCTCTATTTGTGCTGGTGATGATAGTAGGCTAAGTGATGCAAGAACTCCAATTAGCCATAACAATACATATCATACTGCAACTTATATAACTAATGCTGGTGTTACTTATGAAGCGTTGAGTTCCAATGGAGATATAGGAAGCTCTACAGGAACAGTTTGTGCGGGAGACGACTCCAGATTGAGCGACGCTAGGACTCCTATAAGCCATAATAACACTTATCATAGTTCTGTATTTATTACTAGTACAGGGGTTACCTACGAGGTTTTAAATGCAAACGGAGATATTGGAAGCTCAACAGGGACTTTATGCGCAGGAGATGATAGTAGATTAAGTGATAATAGAACTGACGATACGGCAATACATGATAATATTGCTGGAGAAATAGCAGCTATAGATGAAAAAAATACTCCATCCGTAAGCGATTGGATTATTATTGAAGATAGTGCAGATACTAATAAAAAGAAAAAGGTACAAGCAGGAAACTTACCTAACGCTGGAGGTGGTGAAATAAATACAGCCTCAAATGTAGGTTCAACTGGCACAGGTATTTTTAAACAAAAAGCTACTTATGACTTAGAATTTTATAAATTAAACTCTCTTAGCGACATTTTATCTATTGCCTTAGATGGTACTGATAAGATAGATTTTGACGTGACAGAATCAAATATAGATTTAAGTCTTTGCGATAATGTCACATCTGCTTTCATAACAGCCTCAGCTATCACTAGAGACAATTTAAACGCAAATGGTGATGTTGGTATAGCAAATAATAATATCGTTGAAATAAACAGTACTGGAGTAGCTGACAATGATTATGCTAAATTTACTGCAAGTGGATTAGAGGGTAGAAGTTATTCAGAAGTTAAACAAGATTTATCACTTGATAGTGTAGAAAATACTGCTTTAAGTACATGGGCTGGTACTGCCAACATAGTAACAGTTGGGACTATTGGAACTGGTACTTGGCAAGGGACTACAATAGACCATGAGCGTGGTGGACTTGAAGCTGATGTATCAGCTTACTCTGGACTACTTAAAGTATCAGGTGGTGCAACATCATCCATAACAGACAATTCTACACAATGGGATACAGCATTTTCATGGGGAGACCATTCGGCACAGAATTATTTTGATATAGATACAGATACGCTAGACGATATACCAAATGGTACAACATATAAACTTCTGACTGCTATTAAAGACGGGTATATAGATCAAGATGTATCCAGTACATCCTCCCCCGTTTTCTCTGCGGTTAATTTTACAAATATGCCAATAGAAATAGGTATAGCATGTTCTGATGAAACTACAGCCCTATCTACTGGTGGTGCTAAGGCTACATTCAGAATGCCTTGTGCTATGACTTTAACAAGTGTCAGAGCTAATGTTGCAACTGCTCCTACGGAATCGGCTATTATTGTAGATATCAATGAAAATGGTTCAACTATAATGACAACAAACAAGTTAAGTATAGACGCAACTGAAAAAACAAGCACAACAGCAGAAACTCCAGCAGGAATAACTGATACTGCACTAGCTGACGATGCCGAAATAACTATCGATATTACTCAGGTTGGAAGTAGCGGAGCTGGCGCAGGTCTTAAAGTTTGGTTGATAGGAACGAGGTCTTAACATGTCATTTATAATAAATTCTTTTGTTTTTTCTACAACTCAATTAATAAGAGATCAACTAACTTCTCCTGATAATCTTATTGCGCTTTGGTTCTTTAACACACTGAGTGGGACATCGGTAATAGATCAGTCTGGGAATGGGCATACAATGACGATGAGTGCAAATATAAGCACAATGACACCAACTGGAAGAAGTATTACTTTCAGTGGTTCTGAATATTGGACTGTAGAAGATAAAGCTGATCTTAGTTTTGGTAATGGAACTGCAGACGGCAGTTTTAGTATCATGGTTTACGGAAAACCTACCTTTGACACCACATTTAGATATGATTTGTATAAAGGCGAAGCTTATCCTAATTATGAATATCTTTTATATCAACGTGATAGCGATGTTTTGACGTTGTCATTATGGGATGCTAGTGCTTCGGCTTATCGAAATGCGCTCAGTTCCGTACAAAGCACACCAGTGAATAATACTTTGTATACAGGTACTTATAACGGTAATGAAGCAAACCCATTAGCTGGTCTTAATATTTATAAAGATACCAGTAATATAAATAATTCTACTGCGGAAACTGGAAGTTATACGTCTATGGAAAATTTAAGCGTAGGTCTTATATCTGGGAATAACGAACATTCTGGTTTAATAAAAGGGTCTAGGAGTGTTATAGGGATAATTTCAGAAGAGCTAGATGTTACCCAGATTGGAAATATTAAAACCATACTAAGTAATAACTTTGATTAAGGAAACTAAATATGGAAGAATTAATACATAGAATAGATAAAAACGTAAGTGTTTTAATATCAAAACAAGAAGATATTATTAAGATTATTGAAAAACATGAAAATAAAATTCAATCATTAGAACAAACCAAGTTCATTGTTTATGGAGTTTGTATAGCAGCATCAGGTATTTTTTCCATCATTATGAGAATATTTATGTAGTCTTAATAGGAATATTATCATGACTTATTTAGAGTATTTAAAGAAAGCAAAAAATATTTATCTAAGTAAACACTTTACTTTGTATGATATCGCCCATTCTAACACTGCTATTAAAAAAGGGATAAATAATATTCCAAATTCTGAATATATTAAAAATGCAGGGTTATTGATAAAAAACTTGTTAGAACCTATTGTTGTCCATTTTAAGAAGATTCCAGATATCTCATGTATGTTTCGTTGTAAACAATTAAACGAATCGCTTCCTGGGCATTCTGATACGTCTCAACATTTATTTGGACAAGCCGTTGATTTTTCTATAGTAGGAATAAAATTACAAAATATATTTGATTATATCAAAAACAATCTTGACTTTGATCAATTAATTATAGAAGACGGTTGGATTCATGTTTCTTGCACCAATAAAAAAAACAGAAAACAATGTTTAAGAAATGTAAATGGGAAATATATTAAAGCTTGACTTTATTTTAATTTAATCGCATAATAAAGTCATACCAACTTACCAATTCCCCGTTTAGCAGGCTTTAGTCCTGCTATTTCTTTATACAAAAAAGGAGGATATAATGGAACTTAAAGAGCGATTTCGTAAATGGTGGATTAAGAGCGATAGACCAGGAAGAGGCAAGTGTCTTGAAGAATTTAAGAATCTAAGTGCCTGGCAAGTACAAGGATATTTAAGAGAATTTAGGACAACTGAACCATTAGCCGAGTTGAAAACAGATAAAGAAGATTTATTCAAGAGAGATAATGAAATAACAAACGACTGGAATGGAGAAACATTAATAAGATTTGGCATTGTCTCGGATACTCATCTTTGCAATAAAGACCAGCAATTAACATTTTTGAATAAACTCTATGATATATTCAAAGAGCAAGGGCTAGACAAGGTCTATCATGCTGGAGATATAACGGATGGTTATTACAGAAATAGACCTGGCCATATATATGAATTAATACCTGGTTGTATAGGCGCAGATGAGCAAACGGAATATGTAGTTAAGTCTTATCCTCAACGAGAAGGTATTGAGACTTATTTTATAGATGGCAATCATGATCAAACTCATATCGTAAACGGTGGCACTAATATAAGTAAAAAAATAGCATCAGAAAGACCTGATATGAAATATTTAGGTTGTTCTAATGCTAGGGTATATTTGACTCCTAATTGCACTATGGAACTTAACCATCCCCTCGATGGAGCTAGTTATGCTTTAAGCTATTCTACTCAGAAATATATAGATTCGATGAGTGGAGGAGAAAAACCAAATATCCTAATTAATGGTCACCATCACAAAGCTATGTATTTATTTTATCGAAATATACATGCCCTAGAGGCAGGGACGGTATGCGCTCAGACTCCGTGGATGAGAGGAAAAAGAATAGCAGCTCATGTTGGAGGATGGATAATAACGTTATGGGTTGATAAAGACGGAACGATAACAAAATTTATTCCTGAATTTATACCTCAATATACAAGCAAAAAGGATGATTATTAATGTACATCAACGATAAAAATAATCCAAGTATTTCGGAAGATGAACAATGTTATGATTGCCTAGAGCAACCTAACTGTCCATTACATCAATTATTGTATCATGGTTATCTCTTAATAGAAGATGATTTTTGGATAACTAAGTGTCCTTTTTATAAAAAAACACATCTTCATGTGGTAAAATAAATATCTAAATAAAAAGATGCCCATCAGGGCATCATATCGCTCCTTTTGGAGCTTCCTCCTCTTTTATAGACTGGCCTATTAATTTAGAGCCAGTCTTTTTCATATCAACTCCAATACATCTTTGGCTTTGATGATTATTGATAGTACATCATGCGCATCTATCTTATCCGCAATTTTATTTAAATATTTTGAAATTTTTCTGCTATCAGATTTAAACCCTAGTTGTTCATTCAAATCTTTGTGAGTATAATATCCATTCTTATACGAAAATTCATATATTGCTTTTAGTATTTTTATTTCCATGGGAGTTAATTCACAAATATCCACCTTATAAAATCCTTTCATCTTTCCGCTTCTTATCTTAAATACAGTACGGCTAGACACCCCGTATCTTATGGCTAATTGTTTAACTGTTAAGCAGTCCTTGTTCTCTCTTATTTTTTCATGTTGTTCTTTTGTTAATCTATTGCCAGAGTCTTTCCCTGAATTAAATATGCACCCACTGCCAAATTTAGAGTTAAAATCAGCTTGAATTATTCGATCTAATACCTTGACACTAACTTTAACGTCTTCCGAGATGCTTATTAGGCTTTCAGCCTTGGCACGTTCTATTATTTTTGATCTTTGTTCTTTATTTGGCCATTTATAGCCTGGATGGCCTTTGTATCTCAATTTATCGCATTTTGAATTACCAAAATAAAAATATCTATCTTCCATTTTTTACCTCTAAAAAAAAGGGCGGAATACCGCCCATTAGTATGCTACAAAATAAAGAGTTTATCTTTTCTGCAAAGAGATATGCCGGCATGTCACGCGGGATGTAAATTTAAATCATCTATATTTAAAAATTCATCCATCACATCTTTCTCCTTTCTTTTTTGTCTACTATGTTCCCGTATCGTTTTTATACGGAATCGCTTTCTTTCAATATTCCTAAATCTATACATTTTGTATAAAATTCTATAGCTCCATGCATATTACCATGGTCGGTTATAGCACATGCAGGATAGCCTCTTTCTTTGCAAAGATTAATTAAATCATCAATTTTCATCATGCCGTCTAAAAGACTATACTCTGTATGTATATGTAATGGCACATATTTAAGTGTATCACCATATTTTTTCATATCAACTCCAATATATCTTTAGCTTTAATTATGGCTGACGCTAAATCGTGTACCCCCAATTTAGAATATATATGGTCTAAATGGGTTTGAATAGTGCTTCTTTCTAATCCAATCCTTTTAGCTAATTCATCTCTTCTGGTCGATCCAGTTTCATAAGCGAGCCAATAAACAGCACTTAATACTCTAATTTCTGCCTTACCTAAAATATTAGTACCTTTAATTTTAGCCATTTAAATCCTCCAGAAAACCTATTCTAACATCTCCATTATCCCTTAGCCTGTATAAGGTATTCAAAAAATCATATGGATTAGTCACAAGATAATCATATTCTCCTTTTCTGTAAGTACCTGGAGAAATATTATCTCTGTATTTTTTTATACAATTTTTGAATTCTTCCGGAAACTTTTTGACCACTTTCTCTAAAAGATAAGTTAATTTCCATGCATCATCAATATTTTCAGTCATTTCCTTCGCTATGTAAAAAATTATTGTTTCCATTTTCCTCTCTCTCTTTTAAGAAATTTAATAATACATCACAATCTATATCTCCCATTATCATCATTTCATTATGGCAAGCTCTTATTAAGTCCATGGGGCATCCGAAAATTTTACAAATCATTTTCATTAATCGGGATAAGAGAGCCAGGCATGCAATTATATTCTTTATCATATACCTTCACATTAGGCTTGGGTATATACGTCTCTAATGCCATCAATAATCTAGTTGCAGCATGGCTTAATTCTTCGATTTTGTCATAAGAATTGATATCATCAAAGAAATTAAATGTATGTTCTAATGCATGATTTAAATGAGAATTAGTGTCTATTAATCTCCAGTTGTTAGGCTTATATCTTTTAGCTCCCTCTCTCATTACTACACCTACCTTTTTTAAGGCTAAAGCAGGAAGTAAATCACACCTTGTCTCTATAAGAGATTGTTCACCACCTAAATCATTTATTTCTTTTAATATTTCTTTAGACACTTTATTATCTCCTATCATTTCATTAAATTTCTTTAATCTTTCATATTTATCATTCGGGTAATATCTACCTAAATATTCCCAGAGTAGATTGACATTATAAATTTGGGTCATAACATATTTCCACAGGGTCTATCGTATTCTGTATTATTTCCTGTTTAATGGATGGTGATGTATCTATATGTAAAGGGTGCATTATCACAGGACATAGTGGAGCTAGTATAATATTTATCATAACTATAACTGATTTAATCATTTTTAATCTCCAATTCTAAACATCTTTCTAGAAAATTTATTTTTGATGAATATGCAAGAGAAGACCTACGTACTTCAAGACTTTGTCTTATCTGTTCTATAATTTTATTTTTTTCATGTTCTTCTAAAATATAATCTATTATTCTCTTTTCTTTATCATACATCAGCTTTTAACTCCTTGTTTAATTTATATAATTCCAAACAAACTAAAAATCTTTTTAAATGTAACTCTTCATTGCCTACATCATAAATATCAGACCCTCCTTCCCCTCTACCAAGTCTTAATATTTTAAGATCGTCTATATAGTTACCCGTTTGTTCTTCGTACGCTTGCTTGTATGCCACAACTTGGGTTTTATGCTCAGGATAACAGGAATCTGATGTTTTTATATCTATTAATGTTAATCTTCCGTTTATTTTACAGATTAAGTCACAAGAACCTCCGTATCCATATTTTTCCGAAATAACCTGCACTTCACTCCCGATTAATTCAAAATCAGAGAGGCCTGACATCCAATTTAAGAACCTATTATATGAGGGTTTAGAGAATTCCACCTCCGAAATAGAATAATCTCTTAAATCTGGTTCTATGCCCTTTAAATAACATTCACATAAATAATGAACAAGTGTCCCTAAATTTGCAATATTATCCATGTATTTTGAATAAACAACATTATCTAAACCCATTTTATTCGCCCATGGTATTAAAAAGGGTTTATTAATGACACTGAGTACTGTTGTAACCCCAGGTAATCTATTACCATTCTTATCTTTATAAACCGTATGTTGTGTTGCTTTTCTTGCGCATTCTTTAACTAAGGCCATTCGCTTGCTCCAATTCTTCTACTGAATAATAAATCGGTATACCTAATTGCTTTGCTTTTTCAATTTCAAGTTTAGTGCCTTTGGAATTTTCTGATTTTTCGCAAACTATAATACAGTCACATCTAGTCAAAAATTCCATTGAGTAATCATAATACATCTCTATTGGCAAAGAAAGGTCTATTGGATTTTGAAGAATAAAGGCTATGTCCAAATGGGGAATAAATGGGGCGTAACCCAATTTGAAAATATCTGCCCCAAGTTTAACTCCTCGCCTAATATTATTCATCACCTCTATAATATTAGAACCATTCATAGCACCTGCCACATAAACTGTTTTCATCGTTTACTCCTAATCAGCTACTTGTCTTAATTTTTTGGTTAGAGGATCAATTTCTAGGGCTTTATTGATTTCGTATATTCCAGGGTTAATAATCACTTCATCATGCCTACCCTCTTTAAGACAATATACCCTAGTTGGCACATCTGCCTTGAGATAAAGTCTTTCAAATTGATCTCTATAGAACTCTACTTTATCCATAACTGCCACCCTGTGGTCATTACCATGAGTTTCAGATTCACCAACTACAAAATAATTTTCCTTGATATCTATTTTTGTTAAATTAATTGGCATTTTCTCAATTTGGAAAAAGTTGCATTCTCCATGGCTAAACATTTGATTCATTTTAATTCCTTTCCTTATTTAATATCTGTAATTTTTATTTTGTCGAAATCACGCCCTCCCCAGCGTGTATTGGTAAATGCTTCTGATATCGTCTTGCAGTCTTCGGAAACTGCCTCCAGGTGATAAGTACCCGTGGTTTGATTTATCATACCTAGATATGGTGTATATCCCACCTTGTCCATAACTCCCATATCTATTAATTCATACTTTGATTTTTTTATCCACTCGTAATTATGATGTTTTTTATAATTTTCCCAAGAATCCACTGTTTGGCCTAATGATTTCATTCTATCAATTCCAAATTTCTTTATAAATTCAGCTTTAACATCAGCATTGTCTATTGTTTTGTAATCCTCAAGGTTTAATGACGTTGCCGGAGTCTCAGCTAGCCAACGAGGGACTTTTGTCCCATTTAAAGCCCATATTTGAAAATCATCACAATAATAAACGGCAGGTTTCCCATCACTATGTAATATATAATTACCTCTATTATCAATTATTGTGATTATTTGCTTAGGTTTTGGACTAATTATAACCATATTTTGATATGGGATAAACCAACCACAATTCTTTGAACATTCCCATAGGCCTTCTAGCTTTGAGCAATCTATTTTACATTCAGCATTAAAATATTTATAAAAAGCTAACCACGAAGCATCATGAGAACCATAACAAGAATCACTAATAGAATCCCAGACAGAATTCCAGACAGAATCCCTAACAGAATCCCTAACAGAATTCCTAACAGAATCCCTAACAGAATTCCTAACAGAATTCCAGACAGAATTCCCAACAGAATTCCAGACAGAATCCCCAACAGAATCCCTAACAGAATCACTAACAGAACCACTAATAGAACCACTAACAGAATCACTAACAGAATTCCAGACCTTTTTATTTTTAAATATTGAATATAAAACACTATTATGAAATGGACTTTCAGTAAATATAAATATTTCTGGTTCTTTTAATCCTGCACATTTATATGCTTTTATAATTGATTGTTTTGCCAGTTCTTTATTTATACTATCTTCCGTGGATAACCCTATTTTTATCCACTTATCGACATATTCTGGGAATTTTGCAATTTGTTGTTGTGTTAATTCAGTTAACATATTTCTCCTTTAAATTATTTTTTAAACTTTCTAATATTTTATATTATTTATTTTTTAAAATCTATTCTTTTAGTATAAACTGAAACAATTATTTACAATTTAGTCTTTACTTGAATTATTCTTGATTTTGTGGGTGGTTGTATTTCAAATCAGTTGCTTTAATTACTTTAAAACCCATAGGTATTAATTTACCATCAACCTCTGTAATAATTCCAAGTTTTTTATATGCTTCAATCTGGACAGAATTTAGTATTAGAAACATTCTACCCCTCCAATATTTCCTTGATCTGTGCTTTTTCGCTGTCTGTGAATGAGTAGTATAAATCATCGTTTTTAAGAAGATTCATAAGGGCTTCAATACGAGTTTTGCCTTCTGCTTGACAATCGATACTAACTAAATCCTGACTACATAAAATTTCATTGCTGTCTGTGTGAATTAAATAAGAAAACCTTTTATTTATCACTTCTTCCAGCGCAATGGCTTTATCGGCTGAGATAAAAGGATAAAGCCATTGAGGATATGTTTTATCAGGGTCACAATCTCTCTCAGACGTCGCAGGCATACACATTGGATGGTTACAACTATCGCAAACGCTTTCATAGTAAGTAGGTTTTACCTCATACATTTCAAACAGTTCTTTCACTTATTCACCTCTAAATTGCGTCTTTTAAAACAATCTTCTCTATGCTCACAAATGTTGCAGTTTTTATGTTCTGTGCCTCTGCAAACTCTTCTCATTTGATATTCACCACCATCGGGCAGAACCTTACAATAATTATCGGGATTTTCTCCAGGCATTATAGGCATTTATTCACCTCCTGTAGTGCGGTAGTTGCTGTTTTATAACATTTTTCTATACTTAATTCCCAAGCGTCATGGGTTTCATGGTCTGTGTTTGGATTAATGAGTCTTTTTATCTCCTCCAATGCCTTGCGCATAGTGGTGTTGTGTTGTTGGAGGAGAGAAAGTTCACCTACTAAATCACATTCCTGAATGCTTTCAAAAGCATCATAATATTCAAATGCGTCATCAATTGATTCGATTTCACCGTCGGCATCTTCGCTTGATTTAGCCTCTTGTATGGCAAGATTTAGCAAGTCTCTACCTGAAATTAAATCAGGATTTTGACCGTCAAATTCTCTTTTAAATATTCTTAACTCTTCCATCTTATTCCTGCTCCTGTTCTAGCTGTTCTTTAGCGTCCTGCTGTAGTAACCGCCTTGTTTCTTTATTGACCGTATTGTCAGACTTTCTACTACGACAATCAAATTCATCTTTCCAATGTTTTTTGTGCAGAGGTTTTTGCTTTTTCACCCCTGCACCTCATCGCTAAGAACCCATTTTAAAACACGAGCCCTTTTTGAAAGACTGACCGCACCTTCAACATCAAGACTAACAGGTGGCGTGTAAAGTCTTTTTACTTCGGTTTTGCACCTGCTTATTACTTCCAACTCCAACACCTTATCGGTCAGTTCCTTATTCTTCTCAATCTCAAGCAAAAATAAAGCTTCAATCTCTTCTCCGACTGTTTTATACTCACTATCAGCAAGTTTTTTTAGACAATCAGAATACTGTTGAGTTTTAAGGTCGATGTTTCTGTTTTGTAATTTAGTCACCTTATCGGTGAGGGCTTGGTTTTGGGATTTTAAAAACTCTAAATCACTATCAAAATAAGGGAAATCAGCCAAATCAAAGTCTAAAGCATCGCAAATTTGAGTATGTTTTTTGAAAGAAGGAAATCGTCTTGAATTTTCGTACATTGTGATAACAGTTCTAGGGGTGTTTAATTTATCCGCTAATTGTTGTTGTGTAAGATTTAGAGACTCTCTAATATCTCTTAAATTTTTGCCATATATGAGTTTGCTTTTATTTTCGCCCATATTCATCTCCATTTCTATCTATATTAATATCTTTTGTTATAGTAACAACAAAAATCCTTGTATTTTTTTGGTAACATATTTTCTTTATTAATTAAGGGTAAATAAGGAGGTTCTAATTTCTGTATTATATCCCCCATGGCCTTTTCTCCAGCTTCATCATTATCTAAGCATAAATAAATTTTAGGCGATAATCTTTTTTTGTTAAACTTAATACTTTTTATATGATTTACGATTGCATTTACTCCATTAGATGGAGTTAGTATTTGAACTGGTAAAATATCGCCATGAATTAACAATTGCTCCTTATAATACTGATACATTAAGTAAGCGTCTATAAATCCTTCGCAAATAATAATATCATAAAGATTGAAATTGTTTTGCTCTGCTTTGGGAATCTTACTAAGTTGGCATAAACAGGAAAAATATCCCTTTGATTTCCAAATATTCCCACCTTTTTTACGGGGTAGCATTTGTATATCTCTAAATTCAAATCCTATTAAGTGATTACTTGAATGATGGTACATGGGAAATACCCACGCATTCTTTTGTAAGTCGATTCCAAGTCCTAGCTCTTTTATAATATTATATTTTAACCCTCTATCTATTATAAGGCTAGTAGAAGACTCGGTAACATTCTTTTGGCATGCTTTGAGGTATTTCTTTCTCTCCTTCTCTTCAGCCTCGTTAAAAACGATAGGAGTTACCTCTGATTTGTTTTCTGTATCATTTATTCTAAATTGGTTATGATTTTTCCTTAATTCAATTGAATGATCTTTATTAGCAAAGCAAGTTATTAGACCGTCTGATTTTTTTATTTTTAAGTTGTCTTTACCTTCGTCTTTACATAGAGGACATTGAAATGTGTAATTTTTTGAATCCTCGCTAGATACAGTCCCAAAAGTTACGATTATATCTTGAATATCTATCATTTACAAGTTTTCCTTATTTTTTGAAGGAATTTATTTAAACTTTCCCTTTCTTCAATGGGTGTTAATATTTTTCTTTTTGGAATGTAATACCAGTTGGGAAGTTTGTTTTTATTCATTTTTTATCCTCCTATTTCTTTATTCTTTTGTGAATCTTTGTTAAGCTATATTCGATTCGAACTATTGACAAATTTCAAAAAACAGTATATATTATATATGAGACTGCAACGCAGTCGAATTAACTTACGTTAAAGCATCTTGATAAAGGTAATTCCTTCCTCCGCTCGGAAGCGGACTTTACCGCTTCCTCACTGCATAAGGAATTAGATAGAAGTTTAGATAAACCGAATGTAATGAGGTTTTCTAAACAATATAGATACACTATTTCATTCCGTTGATTTTACTGAGTTGAATAAACAAGCTTATTCCAGCACTTCTACAATCTTCCGAAGTAAAGAAGTTAGTAGAATCACTATCGGCTAATTCTTTTTTCATTTTCAAAATACATTCAATAAGTAAATCCGTTTGTTCTTTTTTAATCACTGGTAAAAGTTCAGATGGTGTTATAACTTTCCCATTAAAAGAGTCAAATATTTGCTCTGATGTGCTAGTCTCGCCAACAATAGTTTGGTCTTTAGAGAATCTCCAAAATTGGTTACCATCCTGCTCTACATTTACAACTTGACCCTCAGAAAGTAGGTCTAATTCCTCATTAACTTCACCTATTGGTATACTGGAATACATAAATATTTTTTTAGTACCGACCGCAAAGCATACCTTAGAACCTACCTTTCCTGCTTTTGAAAGATGTGGATGTCTTTTTAATAAAACTACTGCTTGAACCATTTTATTTTCCTCCTAATGTACTAAACATAATCAATAATTGATTATACTTTATATTAGCACATACCCTTTTTAGAAACACCATTTATTCGTATTATATTTACAAATGTTTACCATGTAATAGATGCTTGACACGTATTATCTAAAATGCTAAAATAAAAGAATGTTCTCACATATTGTCGATATCTTAGGTCTTGCTGATATAGAGAAGCCAATATAGATATTAGGACGCTAAATAAAAATATAAACTTGATTAATCTCATGGTATATAAACTCGTATTTAACAGGTGATTTTAATGTTTTTAAAATGTGAATGTGGGAAACAAAAATACGCATCAGAATATGTACTTATACCTTGTGATTCATTCACGGAAGAGATAATGTATTTAGCTCATTGTCACAAATGTGATAGAGATTTAATTTATCTATTATCTAAGTATCCAGATGGAAGAATTCAAAAATGTCATATAGCTAATACTAGTTCCTTTTTAAAGAGACGAGACATTGATTATATGATACAACCAATCAGACAGAGATGGTGTAGTGCTAAAGGTTACCGCTACTATAAAGGCTATGGCTCTAAAAAAAGCATACAAGGTGGCATCTATCGCCTCTCTGATGATAGGGTTGAAGAAAAGGTGGAGTCACCTTTATTATGAACGACACAGATCGTTTTCCTATTTTTTTATTGTTTAAGGGTAAATTAATTCCAACTACCAAAGAAATTCATATAACTGGATATCAATATCATCATTATGTAGAAAAGAAATTACTTAAAAAATATCCTAGTCTTTTGAAACATCAAAAACTTATTTACATGCCTAATGATTGTAATTATGATATAGATAAAAGGATAGAAAATTTTAAACATAGATGGGGTATAGAATTAAAAGAAGTAGTATATTTAGGAGATAAAGATGAAATTTGATGAAATAGTTAAAATTATACAAATAGCTGAACCGTTAATTATAGAACTTATTAAAGACGGTGCGCCTCCAACGATTGATCTATTTAAATTAATATTCAAAAGTGTTAAATCCATTCTCAGTGCCATAGAAGAAATTAAAGAGTTAAAATCTTAAATGTTCTTAGATGAAGAATTAGTAACCAAGCAGGATTATCAAATAGCACTATGTTTAATAAATCAGCAATTAGAAAAGGCTATTTCTGACTTAAATGTATCTAAAAAACAATTTAGGTCTTGCTATTCAGAATATATCAATTATTTTATTAGAAATGATTTAAAAAGCAAAGATACTCAAATTGCGTATATTCTAAAAAATAAACCTCAATACGAGGTTATATTTGATTGTTTAGATGATAATCAAGAAGAGGTTAATAAACTCCTAAGAATGCGTGATGATATTTTAAAATTAATGAGTATGTCTCAAAGTGAATTGAAACTTATATAAAAAAAACTCCCTTTAAAAAGGGAGTGGAGTAGTAAGGAGAGTAGAAGTATTAATGTCGCACTACTAAACTCTATCATCCAAAAATATTAAAACAAGTGCTATTATTATAATACTATAAACTATTACTGGCGCAATCGTATTAGACATTCTTCTTGTTTCCTTTCGTTAATAAATTAATACTTAAATCTATCGGTAGTCTTTCTACGTGTTTTTGTAAGTGGGCTGGGGTTATTTCATCGTAAGGAATATTAAACTCATAGCATGTTTTATAGCCGACCTCGGACATTGCTAAATATTTACTACATATTAAATTCTTAGTTCCTCTACTTGATAATAATGGGACGTTATCCAATAGTCTATAAAATAGATTTTTAACATCATAAGGATAATACTTTATGAAATTATAATAATATATTAAAGAAGGTATATCAAGATCAAGCTCCTTGAAGATAATAATATCTTTTTTATCTTTTGTTTTTTCCAAAACATAGTCAGATAATTTTATTTTTCTAACTCCACCGTAGAGAATAGAAGCCTCAAAAATATACCAAGTAGCATTATTGTCAGGACAATAAATTAAAGCTAGAACATGACTGCACTTATTCCCCTTAATGAACTCTTGTCCCTGCTGATGATCTTCTATAAAATCACTTATTAAATTATCACTAAATGATAAACCTATATATGTTTTATTTTTGTCTAACATTCAATTCTCCTTATATCAAGATGTTTGCTATTGTTAGGAATAATCCCCTCTCATACATTAATTATTATCTTTTAATGTAAATAATCTCTCCAAGGCCTTTTTTGAATTTGATTTAACATCCAACTTCATGGATATTTGTTTTTGCCAAACAACCTTAAAGTCTTCAGGCATACTATATTCTGATATAAATATTTTTAGACCTTCTTTATGCTTGGCTCTACACCAAGTGTAAAATTTTTCGTAGTCGAAAGACTTGCTCACCGCATCATATTTGGTAGTACCTGCATACGGTATATCGCAATACACGACCGAGCCAGATGGAATATTTTTTAAATCTTCATATCCACAATTTATAAATCTAATGGCCTTTATCTTCTCAGCCTGTCTAATTGCATGCTCGAAACCAGCTTTTACATAGTCCTTGCGTTTGGCGTTTTGACACCAACCACCAAACCACTTTCCCCCAAATGATAAGTTATATCCAACATGACCCAACATGAAATCAGAAAACTTTTCCTTATTGTTTTTCATATAGGTATAATCTTCTTTTGAAAATTCTGCTTCTGATTTTGGCATCCATGACGTATCTTCTTTAATCTTATTTAAAAAAGCTATTGTATATTTATTTACATCCGAAGCTATTATATTTTTACAGCTTGCATGCTGTACTAAATTACCACCCCCCACAAAGGCATCTATAAAATAATTTTCCCCAATGTCTTTAAGCATTATTTCTAATATTTCTTTAGCTATTCTATTCTTACTTCCCATATAAATCATACTTATAATTCTCCTTGTATTAATATTATTTTTACTATCTCTAAAATGAATATGATTTGGGATACCATTAAGGCGAGGGCAAAACATAAACATAAGCAAAAAACCGCAGCTTTTTCGATGATCGCCCATAAATCCCATAATAGTTCTTTTAAATTATTAACTACTTTCCCCATTATTACACATACCACAATTCGTTATTAATTTCAACGGGAAGACTGTCAACCCCACATAATTCTTTTATTATTTTAGCCTGTAGTAATACCCCCTCTTGGTGATTGGTTAAATCTTCATCGCTACACCAAGAGAAGATTATAACCATCTTTCTATCATTGTATTGATCTCTGATTTTATAAGTAAAAGATGATTCAGTTTGATAACAATGTCCGAAAGTGTTAGTCATAAATTTTACCATATAACTTCCTAGGTTTTGCAGATTATTTAATGAATATGATATATCATTCGGTAGATAAATACTTATTTTATTTTTGTACATACTTTACTCCCATTCTTTTTTTAAACTCAATAACGCCTTCTTTATTTACATTGTAAATACAATTAGTGCCTGGAACTGTTATCATATAACTATTGGTATCTGTTTTAGCAAGTAAATCCAATTGTTCAGCTAACCAACATCTTACGTCAGGTTTTAAACCATATTTTTTTCTATTAGATGCTTTGTACACCAAGACCTCCTATTCTTGTTATATTAAACTAATTTTCTAATAATTATTTTCTTCTCTTTGTTTATTTATAACCGTAGTAACGATCTCGATACATTCCAAACTATCACATCGTCCACCACAGGAATTATAACACTCGCTTGTATTTAATATATATTTAAATATTTCACATGCAGTTAATCTTTGATTAAGACATTTTCTAACAGCAGCCATTGCTATTAAAACATCCCTAGATGTAGTTTTCATTCATTATTTTCTCCTATTTGAATTATGTTAAACCAGTTTTCTTTAGAAACATCAACAATAAAAATACTGTTATCTCCATGTGAATATGTCTTTATTGTTTCATAATCATTATTTAAAATAGATTCTTCCCACTCTGCAGCGCAGTTCCATACACCCAAACTTAAATTTCCGTTTATCTCAGTGTGACATATACCAATGAATCTGGCACAGATATAATCAACATCTCCCTTTCTGTTGTCCATGCATTTTTTATAATCTTCGAGATAATCTAAAACATCATCTCCATTCCAGTGTAGATAGACTACAGGACTAATTTCTTTAGCGTTCCTAAAAATAACTAATGCTCTATTTCCCATTTTAGTAAATTCCTCCGTTTATAAACTACTACAATCGATTTTAAGAAGTGTTTGAATGTGTTCCCTTGTGTTCCTACCTATATTTATTTAGACTGTCGGTAAAGACTCTTATTGTAACAATGATTAAAGATGTGACTACAAATCCGATAATGAAGAAAATAAATCCCTCTGTAAAATGACTATACTCTCTAAAATAATTTAAGTTGTACATAATTTCTCCTTAATTTAATCTGACAAAATTGTCATAACCAACTAACAATATTATAATAACATACACTTTTTTACAGTATCAATACATCGAACGTATTAGATTACAAAATTGTTACATAAACATCTAAAGATAAATAAAATCAATCTAAAGGAATAAAATCATGTCTAAGAAAGATATAGCAAAGGCTATGTACTTATCAGGTGAAAAGCCTTGTGTTATTGCAAAGAAATTAAAGTATAAACCTAATACCATATCTAACTGGGCTTGTGTTGAAGGATGGGACAAAGAAAGACAAATAAAAACAAAAGAGGCTGTAAATCTCTTCGAAAGTGAGATTAAGGAGCTAACAACACTAGCTATTACTAAGCTTAATAAATTATTAAAAGACCCAGTGGTAAAAGATTCTGATAGAGTAGCAGCCATTAGATGTGCTCTTGACATCTCGGGACTAAAGAATGAAAAGAAAAATATTGGATTTGATGCACAGGGATTAGAAGTAATAATTAATCAAATCCCATTATAAAATTAACAGATTATTATATATTTTCGATAATCAGAAAAAATAAAACGAAGTTATGCACCTTTGGCTCATTTGTTCACCGCACGGATAAAAACATAATTTTGGATAATCAAAAAAAAGAGACCTTTTCAGGTCTCGTGTCGAGTTGGGTAAGAAGTATTTTAAAATATAATAGAATATTTTACGTTTATTTCTTCTTGTCTATTTATAAAAGTGTTTTCGTCTATCATTCTATTTGAATGTAAAGCATGTAAGGCATTTATTTCTCTATTATAATTATCCCAATTTCTTGCCCTTCTTTGTGTTCTTTCACTTTTCATTTATCTTGCCCTTTATTTTCTAATCACTCTAAAATCATAGCATCTAATTTATTTTCAAGTCAAATACTTTTTATTAAATACATTAAATAGTTTACATTACTTTACAAAAGGAGAATAAAATGCTAAGTAAATGCAAAGGCAAAAAAGGTAAAGGAAAATAGTTTAAAGACAGAGGAGGATTATGTTTAATAAATACGGAGCCGTCAAAACTGTAGTTGATGATATAAAATTTGACAGTAAAGCAGAGTCATATAGATATCTGCAATTAAAATGTCTATGTGAGGCCAAAGAGATATTTGACTTAAAATTACAGGAAAAGTTTCCGTATTATAGCGAAAAAAAGAAAGATAAAAAATTATTCACTTATATCGCAGATTTTACTTATTATGATAAAGAACTTAAATTTCACGTTGAAGATGTCAAAGGTATGAGAACATCAGTATTTAATTTAAAGAAGAAGTTAATAGAGGATAGATATCCTTTTGAGATAGAAATAATTTAAGGAGAAGAGGATGAAAATACCTAAGAATATAGATATCTGCGGTGTTAGTTATACAATAGAATTAGTTGAAGAAATAGACCATGACACAAAAAACATGGGAAGGATTTACGAAGATAGTTCTCGTATCTTACTAAAAAAAGACATGTCCAAAGATAAAATAGAACAGACATTAATACATGAGATAGTCCATGGTGTGCTATGGGAGACGGGAGTTGAGGACAAATTAGAAGACGATCAAATAGAACGATATACACAATCTTTTACTTCGGCATTGTACCCTGTTATTAAACAGCTAATTAAGGAGAATGTAATGGCAAAAGGGAAAAAACCTCATCCTGGATTTAAAGCAGTTCAAAAAGAGATAGCTAAAAAAGAAGGGATTCCGATGCAGAACGCAGGAGCTATTCTAGCAAATGCAGGAAGAAATGCTTCACCTAAAGCTAAAGCTAACAATCCAAATCTAAACAAAATAAAAGGAAGTAAGAAAAAAGGAAAGTAATTCAGAGGATTAGAATCGAGATTAATGACAAAGTTAGAATTTAATTTTGAATATCCCAAAAAGTTACATCCTGTTTTAACAACTGATAAAAGATATATATTATTAAAAGGTGGCAGGGGCGGAGGCAAGTCTCATTTTCTGGCACGTAAATTCATAATCGATAGATTACACCAAAAAAGAGATTTAATATGCGTAAGGGAATATCAACGTAACTTAGAACAATCAAATTATAAGTTATTTAAAACCTTGATTGAAAAATATAAGTTACCATTTCAAATTAAGTCAGATAAAATTATTTCATTAACAACTGGGTCGGAAATAATATTTGAAGGAATGAATAATTTAACAGAGGATAATATCAAATCATACGAAGGTTTTAATGATGCCTGGATAGAAGAAGCACACAAATTCAGCCGTAGTTCATTTCAAAAGCTCAATCCAACGATAAGAGCAGAGGGTTCAAAAATATATATCTCAATGAATCCTGATTTTGAAGATGATGCGGTTTTGGATGAGATAACTAAAATACACCATGACAATTCTCTAATTATACATATTAACTATAACGAGAATCCCTTTTGTCCACAGATTCTTATAGATCAAGCAGAAGCTTATAAAAAATACATGCCAGATGAGTACAGACATATCTACCTTGGAGAATGTAAGATAGGTTCAGGAAGAAAGATAGTTAAGAACTGGTCAGGAGCTAATGAAAGAGATATCCCTTATTTAAAAGAATTGCCAATGATTGTAGGTATGGACTTCAATAGAGACCCTATGTGCTGGGTACTAGCTCATAAAGATAAAGAAGCACTATATTTCTTTGATGAATACGCAAGAGAAAACACATGGATTAAACCCTCAATAAAAGAATTATTAGATTTATACAAAGATCATGAAGGTGGCTTTGTTATATGTGGTGATGCGTCAGGCAATCAACTCAGAAGTGAGGGAGAAGGCAGTTGTTTCACGGAAATATATAACGAATTTACAAGACGTGGTTTCAGGCAAATAAAACCGGAAGAAATAGAAAATAGAGAGTATTTTGATGTTAATAAACAAAAGCACGCTTCTACCGAAGGGGGGAAATACTTCGCTTTTAATTTATCTAATGCTAACCCTTCGCGTACTGCTAGATTCAATAGCTTTAATAATCGTATTGTCGATGAATTTGGACAGCATAATATATTTGTAAATAAATCGAAATGTAGATGGCTTTATTACAATATAATGAATCTTAAACAAAAGGCAGGAAGTAACGAATTCGACATCCCTACAAATGTTCAAATAAAGAATGACCCCACTTTTGCAAATGAATTAAAATACTTAGGTCACCCATATGACGCAGCAAGTTATATTGTTTATAAATATTGGAACATTGAAAAAGAATGTGACATTATACAAACGTTTTAAAACAGGAGGAAAAGAATGAAATTATTACACAACAAAACAAATGATCTTTATCTTAATTTAGAAAACATGGTAACGGTTCAAGTCACTGAATTAACCAAAGAGTTAAACAAGGTTTACGGGATAGTAGTTTGTTTATCAACTCACTCACCAACACCAGTAGTCTTTTTTAGTGACAAGGAAAAAGCAAGAAAATGTTTAAAAGATATTATACTCTTTAGAACAGAAGAATTAGTTTTTGGTGATACCTTAGAAGTTGAAGACGATGTAAAGGAGTCTATTTTAGTAGCTCCTGATTCTGTTAAAAATAAATCATTCAAGATGTCAAAATAACATATACTAAGGTAAAATACTGGAATAAAATAGTTTCACAGAATTAGTAGGAGATAATAAATGACAGGAACTAACTTTACCTGGACACGTATGTCAGGTGGATTCAGAAAAGTGCAAGACGCATTAGAAGCTATAGATGCAGCATGGAATACAACAATAGCAGACAGCGCAGTTACTAATGCCAAAGTTAGCGCAACGGCAGCTATAGCGTTTTCAAAATTAGCAACATTAACAAGTGGTAATGTTTTAGTAGGGAATGGTTCCAACGTTGCAACTTCCGTTGCAGTGACAGGGGATATTGCTATAAGCAATGCAGGACTTGTGTCAATTACATCAGATTCTATAATTAATGCTGACATTAAAACAGATGCAGCAATCGCATGGTCTAAACTCGCAACATCAACAGATATTAGTACAGCAGGTAAAGTAACGGATTTAACCATAACTGGTGAAGCACAGGGTGAAATACTTTATTTTGATGGTACAAACTGGACTAGTCTTGGGGTAGGAACAGCTGGGCAAGCGTTAGTGACAGCAGGAGCAGCATCAAATCCATACTGGGGAGAACCGGTAGCAACATTAGCTTCAAAACTAACAAACACTTATCAAATAGAGTCAGGGACTTATGATGTAGTACACGCAGTAACCGCCCAAACAACATCAGCACCAACATTAACAATTCCAGATTTTGCAGGAGCTGCGGACACTTATGCTTTCTTGGGACTTGCGCAAACATTCACAGGAGTTAAAACCTTCGCGAACGAAGGCATACATATACTTGATACTAACGCAACTCATGATTTAGTTCTCAAGGCTGGTTCTGATTTATCAGCTGATAGAATTTTAACAATCACAACTGGTGACGCAGCAAGGACAATAACATTAGGTGGAGCTATCACCACTACTGGTGATTTAATAACTGTTGGAGATGATAGTTTAACCTTTACAACAGGTGGAGCAACAAATGTAACATTGCCAACATCTGGGACACTCGCCTCACTAACAGGAACTGAAACGTTTACTAATAAAACACTCGATGTTGCAACTACTACCTTTGGTGCTAATGGTGCATTAACCAAAGCCGCTAAACTTAGCTTATCAGGAGCAACGGCAGACAAAACTACTACTTTAACCTTTGTTCATACTGATGATAGGACGATAACTTTTCCTGATGCAAGTGTAACTCTAGCTTCATTAACAGGGACAGAAACCTTAACTAATAAAACACTCACAACTCCTAAGATAGCCACAACTGGTTCAATAGTTGATGCAGGTGGTGACGAATATGTAGTATTTACAGAAGCAACAACACCAGTAACATACATAGGTATTACATCAGGAGATACAACAGTAGCCCCACAAGTAAGAGGCGCAGGTGAAGATAACACCAACTTATTATTAGCTGGTACTGGTACTGGTAATGTATTTATAGCCGATGGCGCAAATATTACCAAAAAGATGAGTTTTGAATTAGTCGGTGCTAGTACAGGTAAAACCATGACTATTACATCTAGTCAAACAGATGATAGAACATTGACCTTACCAGATGCAACCGATACCCTAATTGGTAAAGCCACAACAGATACGCTGACTAATAAAACATTTGATTGTGATGGTACTGGAAACGTTTTAAGTAATGTTAACGCTACTGAACTTGATTCGATAGTGCTTGGAGCAACCGCAGTGATGGGTGTTCCTTTTGACATTATTGCAACGGTTACTAATTTAGCTGAAGCAGGTAAGAGTTTAATTCAAAATTCACCAATAAAATATCTTATAACAGGTGCTGAATTTATAAATACATCAGCTCCAGACGCAGCAGCTACATGGCAATTATGTCAAGGTACCACAGGAGCTATTGGAACAGCCATAACAGAAGCAGTAGCAGCAGACAATGCTGATAAAATTAAAACAGTAGCACTAACATTTGATGATGCGGTTTACACAGTACCAAGTGGTACAAGTGGAGACCTTTGTATTATCGGTGATGCGTCAGGAACTCTTGACGGTGTTGCTATCGTACATTGTATAAGAATAGATTAAGAGGAGTAATTTAACATGAACGAAATCAAGCTAAAGGCAGAAATTTTTGACATTATTGCAGAAACCGAACAAAAACAATACGAAATAAGTGTACTCCATGAAAAAAGATTAAAGTTACTCAAAGAGCTTGAAGACTTAAATACCTCAACATGTGAGGGATAAAATTTATGATTGAAATTATAGGAACTAGCCCCGTAACCATGGGGCTTGCTCCCTATAAGGGAGAGATTTGGACATTAAATCATGAGTTCACTATTTATAAGAAAACAGATAGACATTTTGATTTCCACAAAAACACGGTAATAAACTTTGATACAAATTGTCCTTATCATATATTCTTGCAAAGTATTAAGGATAAAGCATGGGTATGTGAACCCGAGAAAGATAAAGAACTCTTCTTTGAATCACTTAGTACCTATTTACCAGATGCGAATCTCTATCCTATACAAAAAGCAAAAGACATGTTTGGCAATTATTTTAAGTCTACCATTGATTACTTAATAGCACTAGCTATCATAGAAGATAGAAAACAGATAGGTCTATATGGGATAGATTTAGCAGATAGTGTTGAAAGATGGGAACAGAGAAGAAGTTTAGAACATAAAATAGGATATGCTCAAGCTAAAGGAATAAATATTATAATTCCATCCGAATCTCCTATTTTGAAATCTTCGCATATGTACGGGATAGAAGACGAGCCAGAAGTATTCAAATATTTAAAAGCTAAAAGAAATGAATTGTCAGCAAGGCTCTTAAATGCTCCTAGTAAAGAGGCAAGAAACTGTTTAATTGGAGCATTACAGAATGTAGAAAGTTTACTTAATAACTGGTAATTTAAGAAGGACAATATGTTAGAGAATATAGAGTTATTAGAAGATAGAAAACCAAAACAACTAACTACGTTTCAACTAGAGTCGCTAGCTGGTGTTATATCACAAAAATATGATGATTGGCTTTTAGCATGTCAACCTCATATTAATGAAATAAAAAAAATACGTAAATATATATACCAATCACAAAAAGGTGAACATCCAGAGGGAGACCCATACACATTACCATCTATTTATAAACTCAATGAAGCATTAAAAGCGCATATTAAAGAGAATGTTTATCCAACTAACGCATCTGTTTTTGACGTAAAAGGAGACGATGAAGAAAGTCAGGATACAGCTAATTTACATAAATGGGATATTGTAAACGATCTTGAAAAAATGGATTTTAAGCATACGAAAGCACGCGCATTTCTAAAAAGTTTCAATGAATCAGGAGAAATGATTGCTCTTGTCGGATTGTCCAAGAAAACCATAAAAAGAAAAACAGAGGTTGAAGTACCTCAAATAATAACCGATGAATTTACACCACAAGAGATAAGTACTACAACTATTAAAATTGCCTTGGAAGAGATAGAAGTTCATGACGGAGTAGAAGTTTACCCCATCAAATCAGAGGATTTCTATTTTGATACAACAAAGGCAGATAGATTCGATAATCCAGTATGCGGAAAGATAATTAAAAAATGGTTATCTTACAATGAAATTATAAATAATAAATCTTACGAATTACTTCAAAAAAATAAATATGGTAAAGAGACTAAAGAGTATCTAAAATCAAGTATCAAGAATGAAGAACCTAATTTTGATATGTTAACACAGGATACTAGTATACAACAGACTAAAAGACAGATATTTTCAGGAGATCAAACTGAAATATTAGAGTATTGGGGTAATATAGTTGTTGATGGGATAGAATTAAATGATTATTTAATAACATTAGCAGGAAATCGAGTTATCAGATGTGAACCTAATCCATATTATAATTGTTGTATTGTTTATTATGCTAATGATATACACCCTGACTATAAACGTGGTATATCGCCTCTAAGAGTAGCGTTAAAATCTTCCGATATAGCAACAAACATAACTAATGAAATTGTTGATGCGTTTCCTTATATAGCTCTTCCTGTATCCTATGTTCCAAAAGGCGCAATAGTAGATAAAAAAGAAAAACCTAAGCCTGGTGGAGTCATTGAATACGAAACCGATTTAAACAAAAACGCACCAATACCAATAAATGTGAGTGGAGTTCTCCAAGGATTTAATCTAATTGAATTTTTTGGTAACCAAACAGAGCAAGCGGTAGGAATGAGCAATGCGATGCTGGGTGCAGCTACAGAAGAAAAGAAAACTGCTACTGAAATAAAAGCCGTTCAAGTGGGTGGGTCTATTAGAGTTAGTGAAATGATTGATGGTATTAAACAGGGTTTTAATATTCCTGTCATTAAAAAGATCGCAGACCTGAAAGCTAATTTTGAAGAAGGAGAAAAACCCCTAGGTGTTGCACAAGGTGATGGAAGCGTGAAGCAAGAGACGGTTACCGATGAAGTCAGAAAGGGTAAATATCATTACACCTATATAGATTCAAAAGCGTCAATGGAACGTCAGGCTCAATTCAAAGAGGTTCTAGCATTATTGCAAATGGTATTAAAAGTTGATCCTAATGCAGTAAATATTAAAGAAATAATTAAATATGGTTTTACTGAAACAGGTATGCAAGATGTTGAAAGATTCTTGCAAACTGATAAACTCGATGAAGCTATTAGGGCAATACTAACAAGAACAGGGATAGAAGTTAGTCCTCCAATAGTTGAACAAGCCAAAGAAAAGATTATACCATATTTACCAATGTTAGCACAAAGGATTCTACAAGATGTTCAACAACAGAGAACTCAGGCAACTATTCCTAACCAAGGAATGGGAGGAATGTCTCCCAATATTCAAGCAGGAGGTCTACCGTCTAGCAGGGGGCAGTAATCCTGAAATAATAGCTGGAATGAAAAAAATAATAGAGATGCCAGAAGAAGCGTATAAAAGGTTAGAAGCAGATGGTAGAGAATAATGCTATATATGGCAAGATAGCAAAAACAAATCAGACATTAGATAATTCTATAAATGCAAGTTTTAGTTCGTTAACTATAAACATATCAACTATCGAAGCAAATTTAAGCACTTTAAGCATGAATATATCTTATATAAACGACAAGATAGGTGAAATTACAGACACTTATATAGACAGTACTTTATTTGGTGTTATTTCTAAAGACAATATGTACAACTA